GGTTTAGAATAATCGCTGACTAAACAATACTAAAATAAAGTAATAAAAAAACCACTCTAATGAGTGGTTTTCTTTTTTAGTCAATCTTTGACTTATAGTTTTCGTTGTAGAGTCTGATTACTTCGTCATACTCGCTTAGTATTCCATCTTTGAAATCAGAGTTCTCATATTTCTGTCTATCAATATATTCTCTGATATAAGTTTCATATTCAAGCTTTATAGAGATGTCCATAGATTCTTCATCTATCTCAACTGCTTCTGAGATAATATCTTCTCCATCTTCATTCTTTTGTACTATGTCGTCTATATACTCAACAGATGCGAAATTACCTTTCTCTAACATCATTTCAAGCTTTCTACGAAGCTTTCTATTATTGATAAGTAGATTGTTTGATATGGCTAAATCTATGTAGTCCTTCGTGTCCTTAATCTCATCTAATCTATCAATATCCTCTTCAGTTATTACTCTGAACTTTCTGAATACTGGTGAGTAGTTGTTTGCATGAAAAGATACTTCATTTGTATCTAAATCTAATATAGTGATTCCTTTTTGGTCTCCCGTATCGTTTCTATCCATTTGGTACAAAGACCCTATGAATCTAAAATTTTTGTTCTGTTGAACAAGATGAATATGGCCCGAAAATACATCTTTGTATCCACTAAAGTTCTCTACATCAATCTTATCTGCGTTTCTATGTGCAACAGAGTTTAGGTGCATTTTACAACCATTTAAGTCTGAGTGGCAAAATAGATAGTCTCCTGGATTACTACCAAGTTCTTTAATCATATCGAGTCTTTTCTCTACCCATGGTATTAGAACAAGCTTTTGATTGTTTACTTCGATTGTGGTAGTTTTTTCATATACGGTTATGTTTTTGTTCATATAACTGAACAATCTAACAGAGTTGACTTCGTTTGATCCTTTGTTAAATAAATCGTGGTTTCCAACCATTATATGAATTGGTATAATATCAGAGATATCTTTAAGTATTTTTTCCACTTTATTTGATATGTTTATAGGAATGGATGTTCTATTATCGAATAAATCACCTAAGTGAATCAGTATGTCACCAGGCTTCGCGTTTTCTTTTAGATAGGGGATTACATAGTTATAGAATGTTGATTCCATCATATTCATCCATTTATCTAGGTTGTTTAGATAGATACCAAAATGGGTATCTGTTATCATATATACTTTCATTGAAAATGATAATTTTTTGTATGATTTATATGATTTTTATGTATTTAAGTTTAAATAAGTGAAAATGGAAAAAAATTGCTTTTTTAATATAATATATACATTATAGTTAAGCCTTTAAAAAAACAGAAGGTAAAAAAATATTAATATATACATTATAATTGTTTACCAATTACATAAAAAATAAATAAAAAAAATATGCCATTACCACATTATACGCAGATTTCCAATGTTGGTTCTCCAGGTGGACCTGGAACACTACCAGATGAAGTAGTATACCTAAACTTGTTTGAGGTAACATTCGTGTTACCAGTTATCTTACAGGCACAAAAAAGAGATGCTCTTTTATTGTTAGAAAACGCTACTAAAATAAGTTTAGCAAACTTAACAGAGTTTGATACTGCTGCCAAAGAGCAAAGATTCAAATACTCTACAAGAGTTTTTCAAACAACTCCTACTAAGACTAGTGGTACGTTGGCAATACCTTTCCAGGTAAATGTTAATAACAATGGTTCTATGGAAGTTTGGAATACTTTGAAAGCTTGGTATGACTTACTTTTTAACTCTCAAAATGGTTCTCTTCACTACAAAAGTGATATGATTGGAACTATTATCGTAAATCAACATGATAAAAAGGGTGTTGTATTGAGAAGGGTTACTTTCCAAAACTGTCAAATGTCGAAACTTGCAGGTTACGAACTTGATTGGGCATCAAATGATATCATTCCAACAGTTAGTGCTGATTTTGTATATGATTACTTCATTGATGAATACATTGACTCAGGATTCTCTATTAATCCTCCACTTATTTCAGGATATTAATACTAAATATAAAAACCCACTCAATCGAGTGGGTTTTTTTATGTCTATTTTTATAACTAAAAAACCCACTCAAAATTTGAGTGGGTTTTTCTATTAGAATTTTGGCATGCTTATATTGCTTGTCATACTCGATGCGTTCTTCATCATCGAACCTGTATCTGGCATTCCTTTTTGTTGCTCTCCTTCGTCTTTCTTTCTTTGATTGTCTTCTTCTTCGACAATTTCGTTAACAAGTTTGATGTTTTCTTCAAACATCCAGAAAGGCCAATCATCCATTGACACTTCCTGTGTGTGAAAGTGTTTTTGGAGCATTAATTTATTCTTTAATATATGCTTCAAAGGCATCATGAATAACGAAAATACTTGAGGCTCCGTTGGGAAATTGCATATCTGTGTGGACCTCCTCACCACACTGGCATAACTTTTTAAGTTCTTTTATTCCAAATGTCATCTTGCCCACAGCTGCATTCAAAAATTGAAATGAGATATCATCCATTTCTTCAAATTCTTTAACTTTTGCTTTTACTCCGTCATATGTTATAGAAGTTCTACCATTCATCATAAAAGGAATGATTTTTAAGAAAGCTAAATTAGGATTTCTTTTTTCATTATTTTCTTTCATAATGTATTCTGTGAAAGCCTTTTGAAGTCCAATGTTAGGTGGAGTCAATTCAAAGGCTTTACCATTAACTGTTTTGAAATGATATGATCCTGAATTTCTGTTGTAGAATCTTTCAAGTTTTTCATCTATTTCATGGAAAACAAAGTTTTCTTTGTTTAGTGAGATTGCCACTTCTTCGCCACAACTACATTTTGCATTTACTGATAATGAATTTCCTGATTGGAAAGTAAGTTCTCTGATAAGAAAAACTAAGAATAGTCTATCTTGATCTTTGATATCTAAATAAGATCCTATTTTACCATCAGAATATTTAACTCTAACACATGATTGTAAAATATCATTCATTTTTTCCACTATGTCGTAGAAGTTCTGGTCGTCTACCATAGAGTATGCTTGAATCTCTTTTACTTGTGCTGGTCTTACCATGAAAAGAGTTCCTGTTGGATAGAATTGTCCACAAGGTAATTCTCTGATATCGAAGTTGAAGTATTGTAAGTCACTTACTCTAGTTCCCTCTACTACAGGTTTTTGTGCGGTTGTATTGTCATTAAAGTTGTTCTGATTCTTACTTGGATCGATATCGTTTAGATGTCTCTTTAGGTAGTCCTCTTCACTCATTTCTTGTTCTTTAGACATAATGTTATTTGTTATTTTTTAAATATATATTAGATATATCTCTCTTCCTTATATCTTCAAATAACTATAAAGTTTTCATAAAACAAAAAAACCTCAAATTTCTTTGAGGTTTTTTTATTTTTAGTGTATATTATGCGAATCCACCTGCTGCAATAGCTCCTGTTCTTAGTATAGTTACATTGTTAACAATGATTCCCATACCTTTGATAGGTTCTACGTAAGTATCAAGTACACCGATTTGGTTATCGATAATCTCAGTCGTATTGTTTTCCTCATCCATTTTATTGAAGTAGTTGTACAATCCATTTTTACTTACATATGTTTCACAGATTACGTCAGCTCTAAGTTTGATTTCAGCTCTGATGTCTGGTGTGTTATATCTCCATTGGAAGTCTAACAACATTCTTGATAACTCTCTTTCAAGCTCGATAAGTACCTCTCTAACGTGAATGTAAGAAAGTGCCGATTTGTAAAGAGTTTGTGCTGTATTCTCAGTCTCAATAACGTTTCCTCTATTTCTTTTGAAAACGATTGGGTTGATTTGAGCACCATTTAACCACTCTATGTCAGATGGAGTAAAGTCCATTTCTAATCCAGCGATGTTTGTGATTCTACCGTTAGTAACACCCGCTGCGATTGTCCAAGGAGTAATAGATCCAACATTTGATGTATGTTTTCTCATATACGTTGTTGCTGCATGAGATGCTGGTGGCATATCTAATGGTCTTCCATTGTCATTTACTGTTAAGTAAGGCATGAAGTAACCAACACAAGTTGTACCTGCTCCGTCACCGAATGAGTAAAGGAATGCTGGTCCACTTTCAGGATCTCCACCTTTGGCAATAAACTCTGCTTGAAGAACTCCTTCTGCGTTTACGAATGTTGGAGAGCTTGAGTTTTTGAATGACTTCATAGAAGGCATATTCAAGAATCCAAATGCGTCTAATCTATCTCCACAGATGTCAACTAATTGTTGTTTAGATCTTTCTGTCAATCCTAATCCAAATGAATCGATTAAGTATCTGAAGTCTAAAGCTTCTTTGTTAGTTATTGCTTTGAACAATGGTGTTCCTTTTGAAACAAGATTTAATACTGCATTTTGTCTAGCTTCAGTTCCATCAGGTAATGATGCTTCTCTTACTCTGAATCCTTTTAAAGAGATTGCTTTGTAAGTTGTTGCATAGTTATCAACAGTTTTGTATCTTGTTGTTTGCCAGTCTCCACTAAAATTAACCTTTTTGATTTCAGAATCACAAGTTATTTCAACTAAGTCTGCGTTTCCAGTGTATTGTCTTTTTGAAACAATTCTTGTTAGTTTTCTTGGATATTGACCAATGTTTAGTGTTAGTTCATTATACTTAGCCTCTAAGAAGTCTCCAACTTTTACTTCAGTATATCTAGCTCCCGCTACAAGAACTTTGTTAGGAACTTCAACATATCCAGCAGGATACTCAATCTCTAAAGATTGTTTGTAGTTTGTTATTGCAGAGTTTATTTCGAATGTTCCTGCTGTTTCGATATCTACATCCTCATATGAATTAAATGTTTCATCCATAAAAGATACATTTAAAACTTCTCCATCAACATACATTTTAAGGTAGTGTTTAGTGTTGAAGTCTGATATTATAGAAACGTTTTGTACTCTTTCGTAAGAAGTTTCTTCGTTTACTTTATATACGTGTGTGAATATTCCAGCACCATTATCCATAGTACCAAAAAGATTATCTGATATGATTGTGAAAGTTCCTGTGTTTGTAACCGCACCTTTTATAGAAATCACGTCGTATAAAGAAAGCTCGTCTAAATCTGCTGCGTTAAATGCGATATAATCGTATCCTGCTGCAGAAGAAGTAGGTCCTACGTTTACTCCAGCAGTTAATCCAAATACAGTAACTGCAGATTCACCATCAAAGAAGTAAACATCAGATATGTATTCAGCACCCGCTACATAAGGAGTTGCATTTGCTTTTTCTAATATTGTTTTAGATGTTTTGTTTGCATAGAAGAAATCTCCAGTGTTTACAACACCATCATAGTATCTTCCGTATAGTTTAGAGTATTTTCCAACTACACCAAAACTATTTCCATCAGCAACTTCTACTTGTGTTTTTACACCTTTGGCACCTAATATAAATTCGTTATCTACTGTATAGAATACTAAGAAACCTTTTAAGATGTCTTGTAAATCTGCTAGTTCGAAAGGAAGTTTAAGTTCGAAAGATTTATCTTGTGTAGAAGAAGTAACAATATTTGATATTGAAACGTCTGCTAAACTAATCTTATCTCCTTTGTAGTTGTTAAGACCTTTTTTAAAGCTTTTAAGCATTGCCATTTTAACTTTGTTAGGACTATCGATTAGATCAACAAGTCTGTTAAACATTTTGAATCTTCTGTATTGTGCGTAGTCTTTAACGTTTATAGAAGAGTCTGTATCTGTAAAGGTTACTTTAATAGATCCTGTTGCTCCAGTTACTGCTTCTATGAAGTAGTCTGCACCTGATGCCGTACCAAATACGAAGTTGTTAAATCCACCTTGTTTAAGGTTTACGTTTGTCCAAACTGGAGTTCCTGTTATTTGTTGTTCTAATACTCTGAACTTAACAGATGCTAATACAGTATCTGTAGATGCTACTGAAGGATTGTTTGCGTTTGTACTATTTACAACTTTAAATTTTCCTGTAGAGTCTACTACGAATGCAGATGAATATGTTGCTGCAGTTGAACTGTATACGTAGTTACTTCCTAATATACTAAGTGTTGCAGTTCCTGAAATAGGTACTTGTTTGTCTCCAACAACAACAAATGCGTCATAGTCTGGATACATAAGTGAGTAAGTAGCTACGATTGATGCAGTTGAATAACTAAATGTTGCAGCAAGTTCTACGTTATAGATATATCCTTCTGAGAAGTATGATGTTCTTTCATCACCATTAGTAACCCATCCTTTTACTTTAGGAGTTTCATATGCGTGGTGTGTTCCAGTCTCATATGCCCAAGATGCTGAACCACCTAATAAAGCAGTTACGTTTCCTGGTAAATCTAATGGATTTGAAACGATTTCAATCTCTTCTGATATTACTTCTTGGTAAGAAAGGAAATCAATATTAGTTTCATTTTTACCTGCGATTGTATGGCCGATTAAGTCAAGTCTTCCGTTGAAGAAGTCTGTTTCTACTAAGTCACTATTAAACGCACAAAATATACCAGTTCTGTCTGTATCTCTATTTACTACTGTTTCGATGAAGACGTTTCTACCGTTTGCATCTCTAAAATATGGAATTAAAGAAAGTCCTTCGTAGAATGCTAAAAGCGTAATGTTTCTATCATTTGCGAATTCTCTAACTTTGTCTTTTCTAAGTCCTGTAGCATTGAAGTAAGCACTCCATCTAGAATCTACTGCTAAAGTTTTGTAGTCTGACCAATCACCACCAACTACAACAACATCAACCATATAGTCAGATGCGTAATCATTAGTGCTAACATAAGGAGGCATTTTTTCTGCCGAACCATACCATTCGATAAGAGTTCTGTCAAATCCAGCTACTGCTGATTTGAAAACAAATACAGTTACGAATTTATCAGATAAGTTTGTTAAACTGAATGCTCTTTCAGAGTATCCTGTGTTATTTTTAGTAAGATTTATGAAAGACTCAGTGTCTCTTTTCCAGAAACCTGTAGTGTCAAAAAATCTTCTATAAGGACCAGTTCTTTCCACGTCGTTTAAAGTATCTGCAGAAGTAGATAGAGACTTATATTCAATAACGTCTAAATTATCGTCTGTAAGAAGCAAGTTTATTGCATAAACTGGGGCTGTCTCCAACATTTTAGAAACTGTTCTATGAAAGAACGAACCCTTTCTCTCCAATCCTCTATCCAATTGACCGAATATTGCTTCTAAGTCAGTTGTGTTACTAACCATTATCGGTGTATTGACAGGTCCTTTTTTAGACACGCCTATTACCAAGTTTGTAAGTCCTTCAACAACTGGAGTCGCGATAACGGAGTTATCATATTCCTCTAGGAATATTCCTGGTCTTTTGTATTTTCCAATTTGAATTGCCATATTTTTTAGTTTAATTTTTTATAGTTAAAGTATATATAAAATGTAAAAAGCGATATTTTTCTCTTTTTTTTAAAAGGAGGTTATTTTTTTAGAAGAATCTTGCATTTCTTTTTTTATTTCCTCCATTTTCTTTTTTTGTTCTGCGGTTGCAGTCAATAGGGCTTTTTTTAAATCGACAATCTCCTGAGTCTTTATCTTTTGATTAGATTTTATGTCGTTTACGGTCTTTAATTTGGCGGAAGTGTCTACTTTCTGACTTGATAGTTGCTTTAAATCTTCTTCGTTTTTATAAAGATCATCATTGTACTTCATCAACTCATCTTGAACATACTTTATTTTCATTTGAAGGTTCATCATTCGTGTGTACTCTTCTATGAATGGATTATTCAAAAACTTTTTATTTATTTCCTCTATCTTTTTATTTAATAACTCATTGTCTTTGTCACTTTTTAGATTCATGAAAGCTTTATCAAGTTCTGCCTTTACTGCAGGAAAATCTTTTAAACTTTTTTCAAGGTTATTAGTTTCTTCTTTGGCAAGTTTTACGTCAGGCTCATCAGTTATTTCGACTTCCACGTTTTCAAAACGTTTAAAATTCTTTAGATATTTCATTTTTTAAACACTTTTATTTAAGCTCTGGTGATTTCAACTTTGCTCGCGTCACTTCCGTTAATCATATTTACGATCGTGGAAATTCCCGCCACTTTGGCTATCTGCTTGTTTAGTTTTTCGACCTTCTCTTTGTCTTTACCTATTTCTTTTCCAAATTCTATCGCGTTGAAAAGAACGTTTTTGCCATCCACCTCTTTTGTGATCCAATATGCTCCGATCACTTCTATTTTTTCGGTGGTGATTTTTTTCTGACCGTCCGCACTCATCATTCCGACTTCTATAGTACCTGGTGATAATAACAATTTCAAGAAATCATCTCTTTTAACTTTGGTGAAATGTGAAAGTGCTTTAGATTCTTTTACCTGTAAATCACCACCTACTAAATTATTAGCATGTCCTAAAACAGAGGCGTCTAGAAGAGGATTGAATGTGCCAAAGTTTTTACTACACTGCATATATGCATATGCACCATCTATCTCTTGAATGTAGAATGCTCTCTGTGCCTCGTTGCCATCTTTGTCTTTTATCTTCAATACAAAAAACGTGTATTTTACAGGATAAACGGCTTTTTTACCATCGTCACTAACCGCGTTTTCACTTTTTGTGGCCTTTATCTTAGTAG